GCTAAGTCATTGAATTTGCTAGAGTTTGCGTGATTGTAGGTGACCTGAATGTATCCACATATATTCACATGCATTATGCATGAGCCTTTGTGCAGGGCTACGCACATGGCGCTGTGGGGGTGGGCGTGGGCCAGCCGGGGGTAGGGCGTGCGTTGTATATAACCAAGCACACAGATCAGGTTTTTAAACTAGTTAACACTTTAGTATACATAACCTCCCACACCGCCACAATCTTTACAATCTCCACCATCTCCCACACCCCGTATTTTAGCCAAAAACCATCATCACCCTATACCACCCCTTAACCAATCTAAACAAATCGATCCTGAGCGATTCTGATGCGTTTCAAATGCCATTCCATCTATTCATCAATCTCGACTGTCAATCAACCAATTGTTACCATGCATCAATGAAACCATTGACATCACTCAATCTAATGTGTTACTATGCGTCAATTGTGTACAACATAAGCTCGACTGTAAGTACATCTATTGCAAAAGTTGTGTAAAGTTACTTGACAACAATCTATATAGTATGTAACACTATATAAAATATATAGATAGATAAAACAATATAAAGCTTATGTTGTTATAAACTGTATATGAATAATATAAGACAATTTACTATTCTTGTTTATATTTAATCTATACACTCTATAATTAACTATATATGACAATACTTAAAACAAGACAAGAAGTAGAGAAAGAAGGAAAACTAAATGTGTTTCCTTATTCTGTTGTGTCAGAGGTATATGAGGCAATGCATAACAATACGCTTGATAGCGTTCATATGCCTCATAGTGATGTGTATTTTGTTCGTGTTGCTTTGGAAAAGCATACGGGTTACTGGTTTCCACTTGATGTTGTTGAAGCTGCAATGAAGCTTGAAGGGTGGAGAGATAAGAAGCAAAAAGGAAAAAAGAAGAGATATCATGAAGAACAACCTTAAGGTTACAATTTCAGTTAAGAAGCGTAACTTCTTGGTTCCACTTTTGTTTTTAAAGAAGTGTGGTGTTCATAAGCGATCTAAGAGAAAAAATCAGAGGGATCTTTCTTTGTTTTTTAAGAAGGGGGTTGCGGATGTCTAAGAAGACCTCTACAGTAAATGAAGCGAACAATTACACAAAGCCAGCTTTGCGTAAGAGATTGTTCAATGAGATTAAAGCTGCCAATGTTCAAGGCACTGCTGCTGGGCAGTGGTCAGCTAGGAAGGCTCAGTTGCTTGCTAAAAGGTATAAGGAAGCCGGGGGTGGTTACAAATGAAACAGCCGCAGAAAGACTTGGTAGATTGGACCAAGCAGAAATGGCGCACTAAGAGCGGTAAGCCGTCTAGTGAAACTGGAGAGCGTTATCTGCCAGAGAAAGCAATCAAAGCTTTGTCATCGTCTGAGTATGCTGCCACCACCAAGGCAAAGCGTGAGGGCACTAAGAAAGGTAAACAGTTTGTAAAGCAACCGTCAGCAATTGCTAAGAAAGTGAGGAAGTACAGATGAGTATTGATTATAGGGGTAAGTCTTTTCCCGGTTATAATAAACCGATTGACTCTGACAAGCAGGGTAAGAAAAAAATGGTTTTGGCAAAAGATGGGGATGTGGTAAAACTTATCCACTTTGGTGATTCGTCAATGGGTCACAATTATTCTCCTGAAGCAAGGGCTTCGTTCAAAGCGAGACATGCCAAGAACATTGCTAAGGGTAAACTCAGTGCTGCTTATTGGGCTGATAAGGAGCTTTGGACTGCTGGTGGTAGCGTTAAACAACCTCCTAAGTCTCAGAAACAAAAATTTGGAAAGAAATAATTATGGCAACAACTGACGCACAAAAGATTACGAAATATCGTGAGATGGCAAAAGATACATCTATTCCTCAAGATGTTCGTAATATGTATTTGGACAAAGCCAATGAGCTTGAATATAAAAATTATGAAGCTGGCAAAAAGGCTGGTGAGTTTAAGAAGGGCGGTATGGTTAAGAAGGCTATGGCTAAAGGTGGTGCTGTTAAGAAGCCTGTTGCTAAGAAGGCTATGGCTAAGGGTGGTATGGCTAAAAAGGGTAAATGCTAATGGCTCTGTTTTCTAAACCAACTATCGAATGCCCTTCAATTATTCCCAAGATTGTTGATGCTGCCACCAATGAGGTTAACACCAAAATGGTGATTGAGGAATGGAAGCTTGGTCCTGAAGTTCCTTCTGAGAAGCCTAATGAGAATGCTGAATATTGGCAGGGTATGGCTAAAGCTTGGCAGACCAGTGAAGCTGAAGCAAGAAGACAAAAGTGTTCTAACTGTGAATACTTCAACAACACTGTTGAAATGAATGAGGCTATGGACTCCATTCCTTTTAACAAGTTTGATGAAAGTGCTGGTGGTAGAGGGTATTGCCACAAGTTTGAATTCATCTGCCATGACTTGCGTAGCTGCATGGCATGGGAAGCTAAAGACTATTACATGGAAACATAAGATGTCAAAGTATGATGTTCCAATTAAATATTCTAAAGCAGAAGCTCTTGCTGCTTTGAAAAAGGCAGCGAGTAAGAAAGACATTACTTTTTCTGAACAACAATCTCTTATGGATCAATACAAAGAAATCTTGGGAAGCACTGGTTATGCCAAGGGTGGGTTGACTAAGAAGCAACAAGCTAAGGTTGGTAAGGTGATGGGTGAGTTTAAAGACAAAACCCTGCACAGTGGCAAAGGTGGTAAAGTTGTTAAGAATCCCAAACAAGCAATTGCCATTGCATTGTCAGAAGCTAGAAAAGTGAAAAAGAAATAATGGCTATTATCAATGGTGGCAAAGTTAGAAGTGTAGGCATGAACCTAACTGCTGGGTCTGCCAACACTGTATATACCTGCCCTCCCAATCATACGGCAAAAGTTGAGCTTATGTTTGTTTGCAATAGAGGCAGCGGTAACAAGACTGTTTCTATCCAATGGCACGATATTAGTTCTAGCGGTGTTTACTATATTGTTGGTGGATATGTAGTATCTGCCTATAGTTATCTTATGCTCAGTGGTGCATACTTGGCACTGAATGCTGGTGACCATATTGTAATTACTCCTGAAGCTGGCAGTACAATGGACGTAACAGTTTCTGTTGAAGAGTATTACGATCCTGCGAGTAATCAATAATGTTTTGGATTTCACTCATCGTATGCACTAGTATGCAATGTCAGATCTTTCAGGAAAACCCTAAGAAGTTTTATAAGTCTGAGGAAGAGTGTAGGGCAAGAGCCAACGATGACATGATGAGTTTGGCTAAAGAACTTAACGCATTGCCAACATTACGTATGGCTGCTAAATGTATTAAAGAAGAAGGTGTTTAATAATGGCTAGGCAACTTACTGAACAACAACAAAGATTCCTATCAGTGCTATTTGAAGAGGCTGATGGCGATGTTGCTGTGGCTAAAAGGCTTGCTGGCTTTTCTAGCGGTTACAGCACTAAACAACTTACAGATTCTTTGAAAGAAGAAATCATTGCTGCGACACAGCTTTATATTGCAAACAATGCTCCTAAAGCTGCTGTTGCTATGGTTAGCGGTATTAACGATCCTACTCAATTGGGGTTGAAAGAAAAGATGAATGCTGCTAAAGATTTGCTGGATAGAGCAGGTCTTGTCAAAACAGACAAAGTTCAGGTAGAATCTACTGGTGGCGTTGTTGTTTTGCCAGCTAAAGAAAATGAAGACGAGTAATTACAGGAGTATTGGTAAATGGATACTGCCTCAACCTAAGAATAAAAAGGAATATGTAGAGATCCCAAAGATCAAATCTCAGATTCCTTTCGGATATAAGTTGAGTGAGAGAGAAGGATGGTTAGCTCCAATACCGTTGGAGCTAAATGCTTTAGAGGAAGCTAAAAAATATCTAAAGCAGTATTCATTTGCAGATGTTTCAGAGTGGTTATCTGCTAAAACAGGAAGATATATATCTCCCGGTGGACTAAGGTTAAGGGTTAAATCAGAACAACTGTATGGAAAAAGATATCACATCTACCAATCCCTTGCTAGGAGGTACAAAGAAGCCCTCGAAAAAGCAGAAGAGTACGAAAAAAAACTCGGGAACACAGGTGGTCATAACTACTTCGACAGCGAAGAGTACAGAATCCTTAAAGCAACCTTCGGAATTGTCAGTAAATTCAAATAGTTATAGTGCTCCTGTCATCTTTGTACCCAATGAAGGGCCACAAACTTGGTTCTTAGCCGCACCAGAACGTGAAGTTTTGTATGGTGGTGCTGCTGGTGGTGGCAAAAGTTACGCAATGTTGACAGATCCGATGAGATATATAGCTCATCCTCAGTTCTCAGGTCTATTGTTGCGCCATACCACCGAGGAATTGCGTGAACTGATTTGGAAAAGTCAGGAACTTTACCCAAAAATCTTCCCCGGAATCAAATGGTCAGAGAGAAAGATGCAGTGGCAACACCCTAACGGGGGTAGATTGTGGATGTCATACCTAGATAGAGATGAAGATGTGCTTCGTTATCAGGGTTTGGCGTTTAGTTGGATTGGTTTTGATGAATTGACGCAGTGGCATACCCCATTTGCGTGGAATTATATGCGTTCTCGACTGAGAACACCTGCATCAGACCTACCAATTTACATGAGAGCAACTACTAACCCCGGTGGCCCCGGTCATGCTTGGGTTAAGAAGATGTTTATTGACCCTTCTCCATATGGAAAAGCGTTTTGGGCTACAGATATTGATACTAAAGAAGT